CATATCTCGTAGTGAACGGAGAAAATTAATAGCATCTCGTGTGCCGGCTACACCACGATATAATACTTCATCTTCGATATGCTCGAGATGGACATTTTTATTTTCTTTTGATTCTTCTAGGTATTCTGTGAATTTCATTTCTTAATTCCACGATAGAGTAATTTAAGTCCTACAAATGAACCTAATTTACCTTTTGGTTTTGCTCTTCTAAATTCTGAATCACTCCGTATTGTCATCAACAATGTAACAGTTTGTGTCTTTGTTGATAAATCAATAAACCATTCTTGAACAGATTGTTTATTTAGATATGCTTTGGCCTTTATAGCTTTTGGTAATATATCAACTAATGGATCGCCAGCAACTTTATATTTACTACGAATAGCTTTAACTAGAATGAGTGGAACTTCAACATCTTTTTTTTCAAGCCTAAATTCTTGATTGATCCATTCTTTAGTTGCTTTTAAATCCTTATTAATAACTGAACATAATTTTTCACGGCATAATTTATTCATTACGCCATATAATTCATCAAATCTTTTAGGATTGGCTTCAAAGAAGTCAATCATTTTTTCTATGAGTATTGGATTAACTTTAGTAGCATCTTTTGATCCAACACTTGTAAAATAATTATCAACATTAACTGACTTTGGTAGACCAGGTATTTTAGAATACACATCTCTCCAAAGTTCTTTCTTTAATTCAGGCACAGCTCTTGGTGCTGATTTTAACCACATTGATTTCGTTAATGTGGTTTTAACATAACTGTTTAATTTTGGTTCTGATGATGATTCGGAACCAGCCTTTAATGACACACCAATACTTTTTGGTTTCTTTGCTTTGTCTTTAAAGAAAACGAATACATCACCTGCATGGTTACCTGGAATACCTTGTGGTTTTTCACGATAACCCCACATGACCTTTTCAATCGGCCTTTCTTTGTGCATATCATAAAGATATTGTAAAATAGCATATGCGTTTTCAATCTTTTCTTCACGCATATTTGGTCGAATTTTATCCATTAAATTAATGAATTCTTTACCAGCTTTAAGATTGCTTTCAGTTACAAATGTCTTACGGGACTTTAGTGTTTTTAAATCAATATTACGAATGTAAGCTTCTAATGCCTGTGGGCTTCTTGGTTTAAAACCATTATTAAAACAAAGAGCAGGAAACAATTCTGTAATAGTAGAATTGACCGTTGTTTGTTGTCCACCAGTTAAGTAAGAAATTGCCATTCAAGTTCCTTGTAATAGTGTATTTATGCTAACACAGTTACCGTATTATGTCAAGTTCTTTGCCAGATGTCCAAACTTCGATATCCGTTCTTAATCTATTCTCTGCTTGTAATGATTCAAACCTTGTAGTTGCCTTGCGTTTCCACCAGTCTATAATCGTTTCCAGATGGTGTTTATCATAGTTTTCTTTATCAGGAATGAGTTTGTCCGTTCTTCCCATAACAACATCTGTAAAATTAGAGAATCCATAGTTTGAGGCATAATACCTTTTCTTTTCTGTAAGATTCAAGGCATTAGTAATGGTCGCCATAAACTTCTCATATTCAGGCTCATTTTTGAGTGCCTGTTTTGTGAGTGATATAATCTTATTAGATATCTTAAGCTTACGGGAAGAGGCGTCAGCAGGCACGAATTCACCAAGAATATTTTCAACATAATTCTTAATGTCATCATATGGTTTGCCGTGCATCATTGGCAGAAATAGTGAATCTGTGAGGCCTTTGAATCTTAAATATGGTTTCATACCATCATATTGTGAAGATGATTTAGATGAACCATATAAACTGGTTGTTTCAAATAAACAAGTATTCATATCATACTTGGCATTTAATTTTTCACGAACCCAATGAGAACAACAGATAGCCGCCAGCAATTTACCACCAAGATAATTAAATCCAAATGGTTGTGCTGGCACTATCACAAACCCCATAATTGAGGTTTGGTTGAAAGACTTGGCGGATGAAGGAGTTTGTGAAAAAACACCACCAAGCATTTCATTACGAGGTTTCATATTGATTACTGGAGAACCAAGACGAATAAAACCAACCCATTTACCAGTATTCTTTTCAAGGACAGCCAATCTTAAACATCTACCTGGAATGCTAGTCATATTAGAATGAGAGGAAATCATATTCAAATAGATATCCCAATTATCTTGTGGTAATTCCACAAGTTCAAAGTCCATATCATTAGGATGTATGGTGAAATCAGAAAACAAATCTTCTTCTGGTCCCATGCCTGGTAAAACTACAGGCCTATTTGCTAATGAGTTTAATTTTTGGTCTCGAATGTAATCATCTATTCTTTGAAATCTATCAAAGTAATCAGAAAAAACATTAGCACAATAAAGGCCTTGTTCTTTGGTAAGTTCCATTAAACTTTAAATCCTTCAAAGTTATTAAATTTACTTTCACGGTTACCAAAACTATTTAATGGTTTATCATCAACTTGACCTGTGTCAGCAATTTCTGCCTGAGCTGATGGTTCAGCATCATACAGTTTCATTTTAGAACGGTCAATACCGATGACAAATCGTTTATAATAACTTGGGTCTGAATATCGATTCTTCAATTGTTTTACCAATATTTGATTTAATGAATCTAATTCTTCATTAGAAATTAAAGCAAACATAAAGTCAGCAGTTGCTGGTAATCCGAATGATTCGGATGTATCTTCAAGACCTGGATCGGAGTTTGAGAATCCAGACCTTGTAGTTTGAGTGGCAGAAACAATTGGTACTTCAGCTTCGACAGCCAGACCTCTTAATTCTTCGGCGATAGATTTAATATATGAATAAGTATTCACATTACCGCCTGGTTTAATACGAGCAGAGCAACAGATATTAAGGTAATCAACAAATATAATCTGTGGTTTAAAACTCTTTTTAAGTTGAAGTTCATTTAATAAAGCACGGAAATGTAATACCGAAGCCGCAGCTGTTGGATATTCTTTGATGATTAACTTACCTTGTGTTTTATTTTTTAATGTTTCAAACTTTCTTTCATAATCATTTTTAGTCATTGTGTGTAATTCATTGAGACTAACATTTAATAGATTAGCATCAATTCTTTCTGCAATCTTTTCTTCAGCCATTTCCATGGTAATATACAGAACATTTAAACCTTGAGATACTGCGGCTGCAGCTTGATGACACATAAACAATGACTTACCGACACCGGTACCAGCCAAGATAATATTGAGTGTTTTATTTGGCAGACCGCCTTTGGTAATCTTATTGAATAAATCTAGGTCAAAGCGAACACGGGATTCTACGGCATGATATGATTCATATCGAGCATCTGAATCTTGAATGTAATCATGGCCAACATTTTTATCGAATGAAACACCAAGAGCATCACTTAATAACTTTGGTATTTCACCTTTGGCTTTATTTTGAACACGATTGTCCAGAATCGATACTGATTCCATGATTGCATTATAGATGGCTTTATCTTGGCAAAACTTTTCAGTTTGCTCAATGAGCCATTGTGTTTCAGTTGGTTCATCTTTTGCTTGATTGATTTCTTTAAGAAGTTCAATAGCACTAGAAACTTCTGATTCAGTAAGTGATTTCTTCTCGGTAAAATTAATTACCAAAGCTTCATGTGTTGGTGGGTTCTTATACTTATTGATAAAATCATATACTTCTTTGAATATTAATTTTTCGGTGTTATCTGAAAAATAATCAGCTCGAATAAATGGAACTACTTTTCGAATGTAATCTTCATTGTATATCAGGTTCTTGAGAATCGTCTGTTCTAGTCTGTTCATTATATTTGTTCGTCATTATTAATTCGGTTAAGATATCACCCATAATGGTATGCAATTCCTCGTCTTTTGTCAAGTCATCGATATCATGTTCACCTGGATGGACTATGGTAAAGCCAAACTGTAATTTTGCCAATTCACCTTCTTGGACTACTCTTGCTTTTTGATAATGGTAAAGAACTCCTTTATAGTTTCCTGTAAGGAGTCCGATACCAGTCAAATCAGAATCTTCGAAATCGACAAATTTATAGTCGGTGTCTTCTTTATACTTCTTCATCTTCGGTTGATTCCACGGTAGGAGATATGTTATCCTCTCCCATAATGTTGCTATAGGCAATTTCATATTTTTTCTTCACATACTCTTTAAAGTCGTTGTCATTAAGTAAGTTTTTCCAGAATTCGTCAGTTTGTGTAGCATCAAAACGAACACGGTCACCAATTTCACCAGTCTTACGGTCAATCTTTGCATACCAACCAGGACTTGGTTTAGAAATAAAGTTACCTTCGATAGCAATATCAACAAGGCCAGAATATTTCTGAATACCACCGTCAAATGAAACGGCAATAGGTATCTTTGCTTTTTCTTTAGTGTATCTTGATTTTTCAACATTGATAATAAAGTTATAACCAACAATCTCGGTGCCATCTTTTTCTTGTTGACGACCAATGATGTAAATATTATCAGCAGAATAATAAGAACCTGTGCCACCACCAACGATATCTTTAGGGAACATACCGATTTCTTTGTAAGTATGGTTAACTACAACCATCGGAATATCTTTAAGGTTTAAATGTGGTGTGACCATACGGAATAAACTCTTAACTTGTTTAGCACGAGACATATCAGCTACTGATTTGCCATCAAGAGCATCTTCAACTTCTTTTTTGGATGCCAAGTTACCGATTGAATCAAGGATAATAATAAGTTTATCGCCTCGTTGAACATCTTGAAGCTGTTGCATGATATCAAACTTGAGTTCTTCAATATTTGTGAGTGGTGTGTGTAATACTCTGTCCATATCAATTTCAAATGTTTCAAAATATTTAATTGGAGTACCAAATTCTGAATCATAGAATAATAAAACGGCATCTTTATATTTGTCCATATAAGATTTTGCCATAAGCAAACTAAAAGCCGTCTTAAAGTGTTTCGATGGGCCGGCCCACATCGTTAGACCTGGTGTCAACCCACCATCTAATCTACCCGATAATGCCACATTTACCATGGGCACCTCGGTTGTAATCATATCTTTTTCATTAAAGAATTTAGATTTTGAAAGAATTGAACTTTCTTTGATTGTTGAATTCTTTTTTAATTTATCTAATATGCTCATACAAACTCCTCATTTAATATAGTATTATACATCATATCTAG